CTCTATATAGTATTAACCCGTTCAAACAGCCATTCCGAACGGTTCAAAGGCAAAAATCTTTTTACTTAATTAAAACAGTTAAATAACAGCCTAAATAGCGCACAGGGACTGTACGGGAAAATTTTTATGGGAGATACTGTATATATACTGAAGCAGATTTAAACAGTCTAGGGTCAGAAATATCTGCCCCCAGTACTGACAGAACAGGTGTCTATACTGTACAGGGTGATACTGGACTGTAGTCTATCCGCCTCGACCATGTCTCGCCCCAGTTCTGTTTATAATATAATTCCGCAGTGCTGGATTATAAATGAAAATCCTTTCTGCCCTGGCGATGGCTATGTCTTTAACCCTCGCAAATGCAGAACGTAAACCAATGGTCGTAATCTGTCCTATGCTTTGTGGTCAAGGACGACGCTCCCGCTATGTCGCCCTTGCCCCGCAAATCAAAGGCAGACCAGACGGCGATACAATTCCTTAGAATTGATATCACCGTCTTTTACTCATGACCCCTTGGATTTTATCTCCATCAGCAAAATAGCAAGCCTGCCTCACCATGATTCCCGTCACGCCCTTCTGGCATGACAGTAATCACAGTTCAGCCTGTGCTTGCCATTTCAGTCGCGTTGTTCTACGACTGCCTGGCTGGCGTGCTGATGACGGCTCTCGATTTTGAGCATCAGAGTCTTGTCAAGTCAAGCCTCTGATAGGAGCGCTCAAAATAGGCTGGCAGGCTAAAGCCTGCGTAGCCATTGCTCGGCCTGAGATGGATGGGCGTTGCCCTTAAAATTTGGGGGTGGCTAACGAAAGGAAAGTAAAATGTCTGATGAACTGACTGTCTCCAACCCATGCTACCAGTGCATGATTCAGATGGAACTATGTGTGGACTGCCAAGACATACGCGAGACACGGGCGACTATCTTCGCCCATGACTTAGTTGACGAAAGCAGTGATATCTACCGATATGCACCAATGTACACGAGCCTAACCAAAATCGAACCCGAACCAAGTGGGCACGAATGGGTAGGTGCAGTAACTCTAGACAGTAAAGACCAAGAAAGACTAGAGTTTATGGAACCTGTCACCAACCTATCCGATAGGTTCTTTGAACTGGTCGTGGACTTAGGTCCACATGAAACCGTGTGCCAAGACTGCCACATGGTATGCAACAAGCACGCTGTATGTCCAAGTTGTAACTAACAAACCAAGCAGACCTGCTCTGAACAAGTGCAGGAGCAGGTCTGCACAACAACACTACCAACAGAAAAGGAAACAAAATGAACACAGTCACATTCAAGAACAGCGTTATCAAGAATGTTGTTGACCGCAATGGTTTCTACACAGCAACCATCAACGACTACGAACAACTACCAACAGGGCGACAGATTTGCTCTGACTCCACACGCGTGGTTATCTTCGACGAGAAGGTAATTGCAGAACTTCGAGCCCTCAACTGGCTCGATGACCAAACCGCGTACATCAACGCAGAGGGAATCGGTAACACTCGATGGGACCGTCGCCCAAACATTGACAACAAAGACCGCAAACCAGGTCTCAAGCAGGTAGTACTAACTGCAGTTACACAAGCATAAAGACACAGGCAGGTGGGGGCTTCGGCTCTCACCTGCCTTCTCTTTTTTTCTTTCAGGCAGGCCCCGTAACATCAACGGTCAGTAGCGAGTTCATTATCTAACCAGAAAGGTAACAAAATGTTATTAGATTCCATGACAATGTTAGCAATCTTGATAGCCTTGACTACAAGTATTGCAGTTATTACACTAGCCATTAGGCAGAACATGTTGTTAATGAAAGAGAATACAAATCTGCGCCGTGCTTTAAGAACGGAAAAGCAGGCGCGTAGTAACTACTACTACATAGACCCAGATGTAGCGAAGGAGGACCTATGGACAACCAAGTAAAGTATCTAACATTTGATTGCTACCAGTGTGGTATAGCAATAGTGGTAGATGTAAATAAAGCACACGCTAGGAACTATTGCCAAGCGTGTGCTTGGTCTAAGTTAGGAGCAACAGATGTCATACACAGTTCATGAAATAGCGGACTTAAACGAGTCCATTGATACAGCCATAGTATCAATCAAAAAAGCCAACGCTATCCTCGAAGAGATGATGGCGACTGGAAGAATCTATGTGGAGGAGGAATAACAAATGGATAAGAAACAAGAAACAATAATTAAAAACAATGCAGTTGATTATGCCAAGCGTTTCTTAGCACACAAGTATGCTCTAGAATATGCTGAACTATACGAAGCATACTGCCACAATCGTGGCGTAGATACATCTAGGTCTAGCAGAATACCACCAATAGATGAGCGAATATTGGTTAATAACATTAAGAAGGACAGCCAATGAGTTATGAACCACCACTAGAAGATGACATAGCACTAGACAAAGATGAAGTAGAAGAAGAAGATACGGGAGAACCAGATAGGATGTGGGGAGATGAATGACATTACATTCCTCCCTCTCACACCATTACAGTCCTGGGTCTTCCTCATTACAGTTTTCTATATCCTCTACAGATGGGTTACTAAATGAAAAAAGTATTCGCACTACTTACAACATGGTATGTAGCATTCTTATCGCTACTACCATGGCACATGCCAATAACAAATGCACACACAGAACCCAAGCCTACAGAAATGAGCGAGTTTCATTGGACTCCCCGTGCTCTGAAACTATATGCAAAACAGTTCATGCGTATGGCCTATCCCGAGTGGAATATGTCTGAGCATCGTGCACTTATGAAACTATGGGGGAAGGAATCAGCCTGGAATCCAGCAGCAGATAACCCAAACAGTTCTGCATTTGGTATTCCACAACTGTTAAACCTTGACCCAGAAACGCCAGCCCCGCTTCAGATTGAGCGGGGGCTGGCCTATATCCAGCACCGTTATGACAAACCATCAGTCGCTTGGTCACATTGGCGAAGCAATGGCTGGTACTAACTAAGGAGAAAGAAATGACAGTAACACTAGAAGAAATAGAAAACTACTACACTATTCTCTTGGATGAGAATGGCAAAGCAGAACAACTACTAACACAACGCAAGCGTTTAACTGACGCTATCTATGCACAGGTTGATTCAGATTCAACACCAGATGATGACCATATTGCAGAGATAGCAGCAGCATTACAGAAAGACATTCAGTTGCGTGACTTTGTATTAGGTCTGCCATCTGAGCGTGAAGTTGTAGCAGTCAATAAGTATTTAACATATCTTTATGAGACAGTACCAACCAAGTTCATTGCACCTATTGCAAGTGTGTTGGCTGCAAATTTATACGCACTAGAAGAAGTAGATTCTGCTAAAGAAATGCTTCATAATGCGATAGTTCATAATCCTAGTTACTCACTAGCAAATCTACTTAACCGTGTCTTTACTTCAGGCTGGCCTTCAGGTGCGTTTGTTGCTATGACACACGAACTACACCCAAAGGTTAAAGAAGGAATGGGTATCTAATCATGGGGTTGGATATGTATTTGTATGCACGGAAAGGTATCTCATCTATTGATTGGGCAACAGCCTCAGATGGAACACTAGATAAGAAACCTAATGCAGACTACACAATACTAACCTCCCTTATGGGAGCAACAGATTGGGCTTATGACCCAAATCAACTAGCCTTTGCACAAGTATCTATTCAAGTTGGATACTGGCGTAAAGTTAATGCTATCCATAACTGGTTTATTGAAGAACTAGCAAGTGGAGAAGATAACTGTCAGCCAATTTATGTACCTCGTAGTTCTTTAGTTGACCTAAAGATTCTATGTGAACAGGTATTAGCAGACCACAGTAAGGCAGATACACTACTGCCAACAGGCTCTGGATTCTTCTTCGGCAACACAGAATATGACGAATGGTATTTTCGCGGTATTGAAAGAACCGTGAAGATAGTAAGTAAACTCATTGAAGATGTACCCGAAGGATGGGCCTTTGAGTATCAGGCTTCATGGTAAAGAAAGGGACACATGACTACAGCAAATGTAGTAGAAAAGAAAAACCGTTCAGCCTGGATTAAAGCAGGCATAGCGGTAGAAGCAACAAGCGCAGCACAGGTAGCCGAACAAGCAGGACTTAACTGGACTGTTGGATTATCTGAGATGCACACCTCTGACTTCTTGCATGTACCAAAGAAGCAAGCAGTCGTAAAGAAAGCAGATGGAAAAGAATCAGTCATTGGTGTAGTGGGTAGCAAGTACAAAGTCTTTCAGAACTCTGAAGTCTTTGGCTCACTAGATGGATTGATTGACTCAGGACAGGCTCGCTATGCAGCAGCAGGTGAGTACGATGACGGAGCAAAAGTATGGATGCTCATGTCATTACCCCGTGAAATG